GTGATCAGCACTTCCTTGGTGCAACCCACGAGCTCGCGGTAGATGGTCTCGTTAGCCATGTCGAAGCTGACCGACTGAAGACAGCCGGCATAGCTGAAGAACTGGAAGGCGGAGGTGTTGCCCTGCTTGAAGATCAGCGGGCTGGCCTGCTGGCTGTAGGTGGTGGAGGGCAGTGCTGTGTCGGTCGGTGCGTTGTAGATACCGGTCATCGTGAAGTCGATCGTGGGGATTTGCCCCACTTCGGCATTCAAGGTGAAGGTGCCGCGGCAGCCGGTCAGGATGTGGCGGATACCGTCGTTGTTGAAATAGATCGTGGCGCTTGAGAAGGAAGCGCTAACCGGGGCGTAGGTAACGCTGGTGGTGGCCACGATCGTCTCAGACATGCCACAGGCTTGCAGCACTGCGCCGTAACGAGGAGCCGTACCGGCGGTGCCCGAACCCGCCAGTTCCGCCTGGAACGTGATGCTCACGCGGCTATTGGCCAACAGCTGGGGACTGTTGCCGAGGTACGGGCGAATCAGATCACGGGAAACGACATCGGCCTCGATGGGTGTGATCTCGAGGTTGCGGACCAGCAGGGCGTCGGTGCCAGCAGGAGTGCTGTCCGTGCCGTAGGTCGATTCTTTCTTGACCAGGATCAGGCGCTTACGTGTCAGAGCCATTGCTCATTACCTCGGGTTGGATGGGAGATTGGGCCGGCGCAGTCCGCTCAAGGAGTGTCCGCTTACCGGTTGTTGGGTCGAGAAGGTAAGACCCTCCTTGCCCGTGGAACTCATCGACAACGCTAGGCGGAGTGGGTTGCGAGACCTCGACGCCGGCTTCGCTAAGTGGCGCAGTTGATTGCTCATCCACCACGTCAATAAGTTGCTCCGAAGAGCTGGAACTCTTAGCCATAAGTTGCTTGGCGGGCAGTCTTAGGCTAAGCCGTGATGCTGCTTAGGCGTACCACGGCACAGTGGCGCTACTTAGGCGAGGCTGGTTACTGAGGTGCGGTAGCGCACGTCGAACTCGCAGAAGATTACGCCAGCGGGTTGATCGGCCTCGAGGAGGTTGAAGGTGACTTGCGCCGGCTGAACGTCGATGGCTAAGCCGCCGAGGGTTAGGTCGGCCATCAGCTTGCTGTGGAGGCTTTCGATGGTGGGGTCGGCCAGCTGATCGGGGGTGTTGCCACGGACAATGACGACGACGCGGACGCGCAGGGTCCAGTCGAGGGTGGGCAGGCTGGTGTTTTGCTCAGGGGTGTCGCTGACGGGTTCAACGATGATGGCGGGGGATTCCGCCCTGGCCATAGGCTCTACGCGGCTGCGGTAGATGCGCGTGCTAACGCCGACCGTACCGGTGAGGGCTGTACGAATCGCAGCAAGGATCTGTTCACGTCTGGACATAGGTTTGCCGCACTTGTTCTATGACAGCCTAAGTCTGTGGGTCAATTACACGCCATACTTATACTCAGTGTGCGCCCTGCTGCTTGAACAGTAGTTACGACGCGAACGTAACGAACGACGTAGCCGACGTAGAAGTCGCCGTGCGTACCAGCGGCTTTTGTCTTAGCGGGGTCCAGTGATGCCCAAGTGGTGCCGTTGTGGGAACCTTGGATCTGCCAGGTGATGTCACCGCCAGTTACGGTACAGATAAAGGACAAATTACTGCCACGAACTTCTACGACTTCTGATGTGCCTACCTCCGTAAGCGTGGCAAAAGTATAGATGTTGCTGTTGATGTCGGCACTTTGCCCATAAATAGTCATGGCCTATTCCGCTGTTTAATGCAGTCTACTTAGTGGGCAGTGAGCCAAATGGCCCTGGGTCAGGGGCGCCGTTGGTGATGGCTACAGCACGACGGTAGAGATGGCAGTCGAGTTTGCCAGCTGCTTCTAAGGCGGCGCGTACCTTGACCCAGTTGTCTCGGGTGTGCTTGTCCATCACGTTTTCTGGAGGGCGATTTGGATGAAGGCGCCGTCGTCGATGAGCATGGTTTCGCGCACGGTGTAGGCCGCACCGGCAACAGTGATCGATGCGCCGTAAGTCAGCGTGCCGAAGTCAGATGCACGAGCTGTAAGGGTGTAATCCGTGGTCAGGACCGTTCCATCGCTGATGATGTTGCTGGGCATGTCCAGGATGCCTAGGGCGGTGGTGCGACCACTGATACATGTGACACCAAAGTCGTTGAGGAACAGGCTTAGGTCTTCGCTTAGCGCCATTGCTTTGATGGGTGTGATGGAAGTCTAGGTAGAGCGCAAAGAAAAGCCCCAGACCGCTTAGGCCTGGGGCTCGGGGATGCTTTCCGCTAAAAGCTTAGGCGTATTTCTTCACGGCGACAGCATTGATGCTGTAGGTGTGAGAAGAGGAGGAGGTGGTGCTCACAGCCTTGACGTAGCGCTTGGCGGCGCCTTTGGGGAACACGATGTACTGCTTGGAAGCAGTGGTGCTCACTTGGCTGAAGGCCACAGCGGAGGACGCCACTTCGGAACCACCGCGATAGAAGACGGTGGTCACGTCGCCGTAGCTGCCGCCAGAGGTGTCGGAGCTTTGGATCTTGACATCGAGGGTGCTGGTGCCGCCATTGGCAACATCCAGGATCAGCACTACGTCGCCTTCGTAGTCGTTGAGGTCAACGGCGGTGCCGTCGAGGTTGCTGGTACGGACAGCGGTGGGGGCCAGAGCCAGGTGCTCAAGCTTTTCCAGGCCGGTGGACAGGATGGACATGGATCAGTCCTCGGGGGGTTGAGGGGCGGGTTTGGCAGCCTTGGCTTTTGTGGCCGCAGGCTTGGCGGGCTTGGCTTCGGCTTCGGCAGGAAGGGCGGGCACCTCGGCGGGTGCGACCTCTTCAGCCTTGGCGCGTTCGGCTTTGCCGCTGCTAAGTAGAAGGGTGGCGTCGGCGTCAGCGATGTCCAGGGTGGAGCCGGCGAGGGCCGGCTCTCCTGAGATCATCACCTGCCTAAGCAGGGTGATTCGCATCGGTGCTCAGCGATGGTGCAACTGCTTAGGCTCAGGTGCCATAGCAGAAGGCGCCGGGCTGCTTGACGGCGAAGTCGACGTCCTGCAGAGCGATGATGCGGACGGTGCCTGCGGTGGCGCCGGCATAGGGGTCGACGGTCAGGTCGAGGCCAGACCACATGCCCATGATCATCATCGAGAAGTCGCCGAACAGCACGTCGTTGTTGAGCAGCTGATTGGAGACGATGGCGGGGTAGCCGTTGATCTCGTCGTTCTCGTACACGAAGCCAGCAGCCACGGCGGTGGCGGACTTGGCGGTGGACTTGAGGGCGCCACGGGCAGCAGCGTTGATGATGTAGCGCATGGAGCCGGCATCGGCGTTAGCGCTGGCCACATCGGTTTCCATGCCGATGTACTCGGCGAAGGTGCCGTAGGTGCTGATGGTCTGGCTGCCGACGCCGGTGGTGTTCACCAGGCCCAGGGGCTGGTTGGTGGAACCGGTGCCGTAGATGCCAGCGCGGTCCAGCTCGAGGGCGATCACGCGGGCCAGGTCGTTACGCACCATGCCTTCCACGTCGATGGAGGACTGGAGCAGCAGGCGGCGGCTGTAGTCAACGAATGCACCCACCGTCTTGGGGGTCATGTTGACTTGGTCGATCGACTGCTGAGATTCCGGGGGGGCCACGTTCTCGCCCACCCAGTAAGCAGTGGAAGCGGAGGCTTGGCGGGGGATGCTGATGTTGCCCTGCAGGCCGCTCAGCATGGTCACACCGGCGTTAGCCAGGGCGAGTCGATTGCGGAGCAGGTCGATGAAGGAGCCGCTCAGCAGCTCGTCGGCGACGAGGTTGCCACCAGCAGAGGGAGTGCCGGCAACGAGGTCACGACGCAGCACCTCGTTAGGCACCACGATGCCGTTGGAGGAACGCTCGTACTTCTTAGCGGCGGCTTCGCCGACTTCGATCTCGAATTCAGCGGCGCGGCGGGCCGAGGCATCGCCTTGGTTGGCCAGGAAGTTGAGGGCGCGGACGAAGCTGAAGCGCTTGGTCTCTTTGTCCGACAGACCCACGTCGTTGGTGGTGATGTCAGCGGAGCGGATGGGTTGTTCCATGGGGGTAGAGCCGAGTTTGTCGAGGACGGCGGCGCGAGCCTCATCGAGGGTGCGAGCACCTTCGATCAGTTCACGGGCCAGGTCTTGCATCTGGTACTTAGAGCCCAGTGCGTTAATGGCGGCGATGCGGGTCCGCTCGGCCTCAGCGGCCTTGGACCGGATCACCTCCAGATCAGGGGTGTTTTCCATTTCGGGAATGGGGGTAGATGCGGTTTGGGCCGCTTGGCGTTGGTCCTGCATCTCCTCTACTTCCGTAGGGGGAACAGGCGCTTCATTAGTGATAATAGGTGTGGCGCCTTGACACTCCTTAGTACGTTGCGCGGTAGGGAGTTCGGGAGCAGCCTCGGTGATTAGTGAGCGCCCGATTCCGATGGTTGGGTCAGCTGGGATACTAACCACGCTTACCTCGTGCGGTGACCACTTAGTTGCTACATAGTCGCCATTGCGCTCTTCCATCTTGTCGATGGCGTAACCGAAGCTGATGCCCCGAAGGATGCCATCCTTCACATCATCCAGCACTTCTTGGGCGAATTTGTTGCGGGAGAAGCGGACCTTGGCATAGCCACGCTTGTCTTTGTCGTTGATGTAGGCACGCTCTACTACACCGACGACCTTATCGGGGTTGTGGTTGAACAGCAGAGGAGCGCCGTCATTTAGGCGCCCTAGGTCGGCGGCGTCGGCTTCGTGGCTAAGTACTTCGTTGCCGAAGTAGCGGGCCACGGGATATTCAGAGCTGAAGGGAAACTCGAAGGTCCGCTCCTCAAGTGCCCGGAAGTTTGTGGCTTCAGTACGGGTGTAGGTACCACTTAGGTCGCGCTGAGCGGTTTCAAGGGTGCGCAGGGCTTCGATCTTGCGCAGCGTGGAGAACTTGTGGCCGACGAGGGTCTCGGTGGCGTCCCAGCCGTCAGCACCTTCGCGGTAGATGCGAATTAGAGCGGCAGGGTCTTCGGCGGTGGCGTTGATGCTGAACTCGGAGTCGGGGACGCCGAGGGCGCCTTCGCGCATCACGTGTTCGATACGGCCGCGTGCCGTACCGCCGGAGCTATTCCAGCTAACGAAGTCGCCTGTACTTAGCTCGGAGGGCTTAGCGCGTTCCACGGATTCATCAGCAGCACTTAGTTCTTCAACCTTAGTGCGCTCACCTGTGGCTTCCTCGAACTGAATTGGGGTGTAATCGTGCTCGCGAAGCCATTGACGGGCCTCGGAAGCTGTGAATTCACTTAGGCGGAAGCGGATGGCTTGAAGATCGGTGCCCTGCTCACCGGTTTTGATGCCGAAGATGAAGTCGACACCCTTGCCTGCGGCGTTGTTGCGGCGGCGGAAGCGGTCGTAAGCCGAGGGGTCCTTCAGGCGAGCGGCGTGCTCCTGGGGGTAGGGACGACCCTCATTAGGTTCTTCGGCCTCGGACATTAGGCGCTCGGGGACGATCCAGAAGTTGCAGACACCTGCTGGATCGATGTCACCGCTGACGATTTCGCAGGCGCGGGGACCGGCATAGAAGGCGCAGTTTGCGCAGACCATGCCATCGGAAGCGAAGGGGCTTTCGCTCATGTAGTGGGCACCGTGAGCACCGGAGCCCTGATCGAAGGCACCTAGGTCTTCGGCGATCTCTTCGAGGGCTTCGTATAGCGCGACTTGCGGGGCTTTTAGCTCCGCAGTCAGTTCGCGGTCTTTGTCGATGGTGCTCATGATGTTGTCACTCCAGGATTTGCCGGGGTCGCCACCCCATGCTGCCCAGGCGACCCGGCCAGGAGAGGGATAGCCTTCTTCGCCTGGACTGAAGCCCTGGCCCTGTTTGTCTACTTCGTGGCGGGCGAACCACGCGGACATGGTGCGGACGGTGTCAGCGCTAAGGGGGTCGCCGCTAAGGATTTGTGAGGCGCGGTTTGCTGCGACTTCGGTGCCGCCTGCGTTGCCTTCTGCCTTCCAGGCCCGGTAGCGCTGAGCTTCCTCGCGCATCGCAGCGGTAGGTAGGTAGCTCATGGATTTGGCGTAGCGGGAGGTTCTAAGGGGGAGGTGGGCGTGGATGAGGCACCAGGAATTAGACCCAGGTCCTTATCGAGAGTTAGGCCCGCATCCTTAGCGAGTTGCTGTTCGCGGGCTAGTTCGCTGACGTTGTCGTCGTAATCGCCGCCGCTTTGGGCGATGATCTGGGACTTGGTCATGTAGCCGGCTTGCTCGGCTTCGCGGTAGGCCTTGACTTCCTTGAGCGGGTCGACCCACGTCCAGCCACGTGGCATCCAGTGGGGGGTGTCGTAGCGCTCGGGGCGAAGCTCGTAATCCGGGAAGCTAAGTTCGCCGCTGAGGACAGCGAGGCTTAGCCACTCGCGGAAGACGCGCATGTGGAAGTTCTCGATTAGGTAGTTCTGGACTACACGCCAGTGCTCACGGTCCTCGAGCAGGCTGAGGCGTGAGCTGGAATAATTGGTGTCGGAGAAGTCGCGGCTCAAGGTTTCGTAGCTGCAGCCGAAGCCGGAGGCGAAGCGGCGCACTTTGTTGCGCACGAACATCTCGAACTGTTGATCGGGGGAATCGATCGAGGGAACGGTTACATTTTCGCCGGGGGCCAGGTATTTGAAGGTGCCAGGCTCGAACTCGCTGATTCGTTGATTATTTTCGATATCGTCGGCTGTAAGTTCCCCTTCATTATTAGTGACGAAACCCATTAGCGAAGCGCCGGCGCGAGCGCGGATGACTGCGGCTTCCTCGTAGCCCTGCAGCTGGTGAGCGTCGGACATCACTGGGTGAAACCAGGGCACGCCGCGGTTTTGCGACGGCCGTTCGGGCAAAAAGAGGTGAATTACGTCGTCTGCGGGCAGGAAGACGTGCTTTTCGTTGCTCTGGGGGACGTTTTGGAACCAGTAGTCGCCGGGGTGCCTTGTGAGCATGGCGTAGCGCACGGGGCGGCCCCACTCGTTCACCTCGACGCCGTTGCGCCACTCGTTAGCGGGGGCGAGGGTGGCGCCGGTGTACTCCTCATCGAGGAGGTCGCTCTCGAGGATCTGTAGGGCAAGGGGGACCTTGGAGCCGCCGAAGGAGCGCCTAATGATGCGGAAAATGGCTTCGCCGGATTCGGGAAGAGCGCCGGTGGCTAGCCATTCGAGTTGGTGGAAGCTGTAGCGGCCAGCTACGTCGCAGTGCTCAGCACGGCTCCACACTTCCCACTTAGCTTCGATGAGCTTGTTGATGCGGTCGTCGCGCTTGTTGCCACGGAGCTGCTGCACCTGGCTTTGCAGCTTGATGCCGGTACCGACGACGTTGATCTGGGTGGTGCGCTTGGCCTGCTTGGCGTAGGGGTTGTTGCGGACTAGCTCGCGGGAGCGGTCGCGTAGTTTGCGCAGGCTGGTGCGGATCTCGGCGTCAGCGCTGGCCTGGCTGGAAAGCCAATCGGCGGTGAGGCGGGAAATGATGGCGCCTTGGTACTGGCGGCGTGCAGTGCGTGCCGGGGCGACGGGCTTGGCGAAGCCGAGTGCGCGGAGGAGGTTGGTTCGGATGCCCATCGTCTTAGTTGAAGCGGACGAACATGTTTGTAGGCGATCCCAGGCCGTTAGCTATCATCTCGGCCCGCTTTTCGCGGACAACTTCGGCTTTAAGTTTGGACTCCAGCTGGAGTAAGTCGGCGAGGTCGTACTTCTTCAGATTACGGGTGCCGATGCGATATTCCTGGACCGCTCCACCGCTGAGGATGGTTCGGATGGCGGCCTGGACTGCGTCGAGGTCTTTCTGGGCTTGGGTGCGGCCGTCGTAGGCGGTGGGGGTGCCGGTGTAGCTGAGGGCGGCGAGAACGGAGGTGCTGCCCGTGCCAAGGGTGAGGGTGGAGCCCGTCTTTGTGGCTACGGCTTGCCAGTACCACGTGCCGGCGTCGAAGGCGATGCTGCTACCAGCGGCAAGCGTGAACTGCCAGCCGCTGTTGTAGGCGGTGCCTACGACGGTGGCCCCATCGGTAGCGGTGTTTGTGCGTAGGTAATAAGTGAGGGTGTAGTCGGCGCTGGTAATCGGGTTGCCGAGGTTGTCAACGGTGGCCTCGTCGCGCCACGTGATGGTGTCGCCGGCTTGGATCTGGGAGGGAATCTGCACGGGCTCACCAGCTCTTGACGAAATTGCCTCGTTTAGGGGCGTTTTGTTGTTGTGATCGTAG